CCGTCCCCATTCTGGACTATGGGTCCAGCGGGAGCTTTGCCAATTTGCTCACGACCACAAGTATAGTATATAACCTTATTTTTTGAAATGCAAGAGATATCTGTGTTAAATACTAGCATATTATGATTGTAGACTTTCAAACGATTCCGTTTCAAAAGATTGTGCGTTTCGGGCAGAGGACCATGCTAGACCGTCCACTGTTTTCTGTGAGTTGGGTACTGGGTAGATTCTGTAACTACAACTGTTCCTACTGCTGGCCCTATGCTAGATCAGATCGAATTGATCATCAGAGTTTAGAAACCTATACCTCGACCATTGATGAAATCAAACGCCAGGCCAAACTAAATGGCTTTGATCAATTCCATTGGAGTTTCAGTGGAGGGGAACCAACGGCCTACAAACATTTGAATGATTTAGTCAAGCACCTACAACAGGACACTGTGTCGCCATACCAGAGCATACACATGACCACTAATCTATCACCGGGATCAAAATGGTGGACCACTTGGTGTTCAAACACAGACATGCTGCAACGTCGGAGTATTACCGCATCATTCCATGCCGAGTTTGCCAAGGAGCAAGAGTTCGGAGACAAGTGTCTTCAGTTGATGTACGAACTAGTACATGTTACAGTGAATCAAGTAATGGTTCCTGAGCAGTTTTGGGAACTGTATGATCGCTGTGAAAGGTTTCATCAACGAGGTATAAACGTCACGCTGAAACCACAGAGCGATCCTACCGCCAGTCATATAGTCAGTGGCTACACTGATGAAATGATTCAAGCCATGCAGACAGGTTTCGCGCAGAAGGCACAAGGAGAAGAAATTTATCAGATAGCTCTGTATGAACAAGATGGTACAGAACACTTATTTGATCAAGCTGAACGATTCAACGCATTTGGATTTAACAAATTCCAAGATTGGAGTTGTAATGCAGGCTATCAAAGTGTTATAATAAGAGGTAACGAAGTGAAAAGGTCATACAGTTGTCATGATCACAAATTAGGAACCCTTACAGAAGGATTTGATCTTATAACCAATCCGAGAACATGCGTAACCCCTAGCTGTGTGAGTTCTGCAGATTCAAAAATACCAAAATGCAAATAGACACCGAACATCTTCATCACTGGATGCAGGCCATACGACAGAGCCCGGATCCGATGCGTACAATGGATGCATTTTGGAGCGGACAGTTAAAAAGTAAAGAGTGGTTGATCACTAATCTGAGACGTCACATTAATAAATTTGTTACCATAGACATATACGGGGGATGGGTCGGAGTATTAGCCAGTATGTTATTTCAAAGTGACGTACCGGTTATTGGTATCCGCAGTATTGATATAGATCCTGCATGTGAATCTATTGCCGTTAACATGAATAAAATAGAAGAAATGGTTGGCAAGTTTCGTGCAGTCACCGCAGACATGTCTGCTATGCGTAGCGATGCCGATGTTATTATCAATACCAGTTGTGAACACATCACCCAAGACCAATACGGCATATGGTTGTCGGGTATGCCTCAAAACAGTTTATTTGTTTTACAGAGCAATAATTATGCCATTCCAGAGCATATTCGTACCGCGCAGTCGCTGGAAGAATTTCAAACACAATGCGGCATTAATATAACGTGGGCCGGATCATTAGAACTTCCGTTGTACACACGATATATGATCATAGGTAAGAAATAGTGTATACATTAACAGATATCAGAACAGTTCATCTAGAAGTTACAAGTAGATGTCAAGCTAGTTGTCCTATGTGCGCCCGTAATATCCAAGGTGGAATCGATAATCCGTTCATGACGATTGTAGAAATTACATTAGATCAATTCAAAGAATGGTTTTCAGTTGAGTTTATAAGACAGTTAGATCGGTTGTTTATGTGCGGCAACTTAGGAGATCCTATCATTGCCAATGACACTTTAAAGATTTTTGAATATATTCGAGAAGTCAATCCCGATATCACATTGAGCATGAATACAAACGGGTCTGCGAGAAATCTACAGTTCTGGAAAAGACTTGCTGAAGCAAGAGTTCATGTACGATTTGGTATCGATGGACTAACAGACACTCACCGTATGTATCGTATAGGCACGGACTGGGGGAAAATAATAGACAATGCCAAAAATTTTATCACAGCCGGGGGACATGCTACTTGGGACATGTTGGTGTTTGAACATAACAAACATCAGGTTGAACTTTGTAAGGAACTCAGTGAATCTATAGGGTTTAAAAAATTTGTTTCAAAGAATACTGCTAGATTTAGCAACACTCAACTTAATGTTTTGAACAAAGAAGGAAAGACTATACATATATTATATCCCACCGATAGAAGTAAGCAAATACCGGTAAACAAAAAATCGGCAACAATAAATTGTAAAGTACAAAAAGAGAAAAGCCTATATATCAGTGCCACGGGAACCGTAAGTCCTTGCTGCTGGTTGGATAATGAATGGCAATCTCCTAATAATCCTAATCGTATTGATTACATGGATAAGATAGGAACTAGACTAAGTTTGTATAAGAACACGTTAGAGGAACTCTTTGAACAAAACGTTTTCACGGCAATTGAAAGCACATGGGAATGTAATCCGTTAAAAGAATGTTCAAAACAGTGTGGCGAAATAGATCGATTCAACGAACAATTTAATTGAGAATGAATGAGTAATAAGATCAAACAGTGGCAGGACAAAATCGAAGCAGTGTCGGGTAGTCAGACTTTTTGTGTACTACCCTGGATACATTTTGCCACCAGACCAAATGGCGATATGCGATTATGTTGTTCCGCTAATGCCAGCGGAGCAGGAGAAAACCACACAGTGGGACTGGTGAAGAACGAAAAAGGTCAACCAGCTAACTTTGGTCGAGAAACACCTATGAGTGCTTGGAACAATGAATACATGAAAGATGTACGATTAACTATGCTTGAAGGAAAAATTCCTGCTAGCTGTAGTAAGTGCATTGCTGAAGAGTCACGCGGTGTTGCTAGTAAACGTATCTGGGAAACAGGGTCGTGGATGGAAGATGGCATCGATGTTGAAGAGCTTATTAAGCAAACAGCAGAAGATGGAACTATTCCTGAACGTCTTGTTTACTTAGATTTACGCTTAGGCCATACCTGTAATCTCAAGTGCGTTATGTGTAGTCCGCATGACAGCAGCCAGTGGGTAGCGGATCATAAAAAGATATACCCGTTGTTTCAGGCAAAGGAACTTAAAGAACAGATGTCATGGGATAGGAAAGATTTTAATAATAAGTGGCACGAGAATCCAGATTTCTGGAAAGAGATGTATGCTCAGATTCCTAACCTAAAGCAGGTGTACTTTGCAGGCGGCGAACCATTAATGATACGCGAACATAAATGGTTCCTTGAAGAAATTATTAGACAAGGATATGCAGACAAAATCCTTATACGTTACAACACAAATGGATTACTGGTAGATGATGAAATTATCGAACTATGGAAACAATTCAAAAAGGTTAAAGTGGGTTTTAGTATTGATGCTGTCGGTGACCGTAATTGGTATATACGCTATCCTAGTGATTGGGATGTTATCGAGCGAAATCTTCACAAGCTGGATAACACTCCCGACAACATACAAGTTAGTATTGCCACTGCTATACAGATATTAAACATCAAACATTTAGCAGACTTTGCCAAGTGGAAGATCACACAGAACTTTAAGAAAGTAAATCTTGAAAATACGGTGGGCGGAATACAAGCCGGTGGCGGAATTGTTAATATGCATCTGCTGTATATCCCAACCTTCTTAAGTATTCGATTGCTACCTGCTGAAGATAAAGCAGAAGTTCGCAGAAACTTTGCAGAACTTGCTAATTGGTTGCATGAAAACTATAGACAAGATGAAGATTTTTGGAAAAATAATCCTTACGGGTGGAAACGTTGGCAGGCTGTACTGGACTTCATGGATGCCGAAGATCATACAAATCAAATATCTGCTTTTAATGAATATATTTCAAGGTTAGATAAACTACGTGGTACACGATTTAAACTGATATTTCCGGAGTTGTCGCATTTGGAATCGTATAATGCCTGACTTCAATACGTTGTATCCCGTAAAAAAGATTTTTCAGGTAGCCTGGGAGTCTACCCTTAAATGTAATTTAGACTGTAGCTACTGCGGTGACGGACACGATAATTCACAAAAGCATCCTAGCCTAGAAGAAAGCCTTAAGACTGTGGATTTTATAATTGAATATCTCAATCTTCATATGTCTATAAAAAATAAAAACAATAAGTTTGCTAATTTAAATATACAAGGCGGAGAGAGTATATTCCATCCTAATATTTTAGAAATATTAGAATATGCGGATGCTAAAAAAAGCAAATATCAAGATTGGTATCTTAGTGTTTCCCTCATCACAAATGCTATTATAGGCATAAACCAGTGGAAAAAAATATCTAGATTAGTTGACTTTTTTACAGTAAGTTATCATCCCGAGAGTTTACCTAAACAACAAGAAATGTTTAGACAGAATATATTGCACCTTAAGCAGTCTAGCAAATCATTTCATGTAGCAGTATTAATGCATCCAAAGTATTGGGATAACTGTATCGAGATGATAGAATTTTGCAAACAGCATGGGATTAACGCACTGCCTAGACAAATAGATCATCCTTGGAGTGATTTTAGATTTAATTACGATGAAGAACAAACACAGCTTCTAACAGGAGCAAAGAAGATATCAGTCGCTACTAAAGTTATTTCTTTTTTTAGAAACGGTATAAATCTATCTGCACAAGGTCGAGCCTGTTGTGGGGGCGAAAGCATGTGCACAGAGGAGGCCAACGATATTAGATATGTGAACGGAAATAATTTCAAAGGATGGCAATGTTCTGTAGATAAATTTTTCTTATACATACGACAGACAACAGGTGAAATTTTTACCAACAAAGATTGCAGGATGAACTATGATAACAAAGTAGGGGTTATAGGATATTTAAAAACCAGTAATGAGCTACTCGATGCTGTAAAACATCAAATAGAAACAAATACATTGCCTACTATTACCTGTAAGAAATTTAGTTGTTGGTGTGGTCTATGTGCTCCTAAAGCTAGAACAACAGAATTATATAATGATATGATGGAAAGATATTCAAATGCTAACACAGGTAATTGAAGGTCGCGATTCTAATGTTCTTACCATAGAACTAATGCTAGGAAACTTATGTAACTACAAATGTTCATATTGCTTTCCTGGTAGCAACGAGGGCGATCACCTTTGGCCCGACACCGACACTCTTATTAAGAATATTACCCATCTGTTTGAAACATACAAACAACATGGCAAGAATAAGTTTGAGTTGTACTTAGTAGGTGGCGAGCCAACCTTATGGAAAGACTTGTCTAAATTTTGCTGGTTTTTAAAAAATAACTATGACGTAGTGATTAGGTTATCTACTAACGGATACAAGAAAGCAGAATGGTGGAAATTAAATTCTCAATTGTTTGATGCTGTCGAAATATCAGTTCATCACGAATATGCAAATCTCGATCACATTGTAAGTATATGCGATGCTTTATACTACGAGAAAACAAATCTAGTTGCCAATGTGTTAATGGATCCTGATTTTTTTGATAAGTGTATTTCTATTGTAGAATATATAAAGTCTAGTAAAAAAAGATGGCCTATAGTAGCTAAATGGGTACACTTCGATGGTAGGTCTAAATACACAAAACAGCAAGCAGAGTATTTAGAAAAACCATTAAAGCGTTGGCCGAATTTGCTTTGGTGGTTTAAACTAAAATATCATGCCCGTTACAAAACATGGGTCATTGAAGATAATAAGAAAAAACTAGTTGCAGATAACTACTTGACTTTACAAGGCAAGAATTATTTTAAAGGTTGGAATTGTAATCTCGGAGTCGACCATTTACACATATCAATGTCAGGACTCATATCGGGCAACTGCGGACAACTGTTGTATGGTAAAACTTTTCATTATAATTTATATCAGGATAGCTTTGCTATAAACTTTAATCCTACTATAAATTCTGTGACCTGTACAAAAGATATATGTAGTTGCGGTTTTGAAACAAATATTAGTAAAGTTATACCGATAAAGGTAATTGACTAACATCATTCCATAGCTGTCTAAAGTCATCAAGATCTTTTGCCTTAGGAACACACATACCACAACCGCATCGTTGATTAGGGCATACAATAGGTGCTATTGTTGTTTGCGATAGCATGGCACTCACATTATCAAGTATTAACTGTGTGTTAGATAAATTTCCAATCGGGCCTCTTCCTGTATGCGTTGCCTGACAAGTTTGGTGATGAAATACATCTCCGCCGTATTGATCTATGTGCAAGAAATACCAATTAACAGTACAGTGCCAATCTTTAAACCAATTATTAACTAGTTTAACTTCCTGCCATTCGCCATCGACCTTACCCTGCGTACATCGTCCGCCACAGCAGGCCCTGCCTACATTTGTACCTTCTTTGGCCATACTTGCTTTACTTGTTTGTCCCATCCAACTATAGAACCAGTCTTGTTGTGCTTCTGTATATTCGTGACTTGTGCGTCTGTTAGTGCCGTCTGCATCAATAAACCAACCCTTGCGCACAATGTTACCGTCGCCAATAGGCACAGGATTTACCTTGATTCCTTTTTCTTTTAGCATAGCACATATTAAAGTTGCCTGTTCAAAGTGATCACAATGCAACATTACATTAACTTGCAAACTCATACCTGCGGTGTGCAATGCTAGAATATTTTCAATTGTACGTTTGTTGAGAGGATCTTCAGCATGCCAACTAAC